TACGAGGTAAAAATATAACACCGTCCGAGGAGTTCGGGCGGTGTTTTTTGTGTGTAGGGTATCATACCCATGGGCGGCGACAAAAAATCCGCTACCATAAATGATAGCGGATTTGGGTGCAGGGACACGTCCCTGCTGGAGCTGCTAACCGGGCTTGAACCGGTGACCTCGTCCTTACCAAGGAATAAAGAAATCCCTTAAATAGGCACTTTTATTGGCTCGTTGTACGTCAATTGTACGTCAAAATCGTCCTCAAGGGTAGGTCAAAGAGGATAATTGTACATTTTTTTACCCTTATTTTCACCTTGATTGAGCACAAAAATCAGCCGCCTCAGACCCATAAAAGTCCGAGACGGCTGATTTAATTGTTGCAGAAGTATGTTGTCAGCTCACATACTGTCTATATTAATTTTTTACCCTATCGTCATCAATCCAGATACGGAACGCCTTCATGCCATACTGTTTAGCATAGAGTCTGCGTCCATCTTTCGACGTAATATACGCCGTGAAAATGTACATAGACATTCCCCCTTTGCAAAAAAAGTTTATAAAACCCCTTGCAAACTCGAAAGAACTATGATATAATGTAATTGTTGAGAATACATTGCTGACAAACACAGTTTCGATAGCAAGTGGTATGAAAAGTCAAGTTGCGAGCTTGGCTTTTTTTGCTTTATATAGAGCAATTTCTGCTGCCTGATAAGACGTGCCAAATTCTTTTGAAATTTCTGACGGTGTCAGCGTGTATATCAGATGATCCGGCATAAGCAATTTGCTTGCAAATGTGTTAGCCTGCCATTCTGGATCACAATATGTAACAACACGTCCGCCGTCACTCCTACACAACTGCACACCTGAACTATGAAGAACATAATGCCCTAGCTCGTGTGCCAACGTAAACCTGTCACGTCCACTACCATTTAACGCTCTATCATAAACATCTTCACGGACGACAATACTGTTTGCCACGTTATCAAAATATGCGTATGTATCGGGCATCTCATTTTTAGCAACATATAAATACGAAAATTTTGGGTCTATTTCAGGCAACACAGTTTCTATGAACTCAACAATCGGAAAATATGTACGATCGTATAAGTTGAGTTTTCTGCGAAGTCTGTTGGTCAAATGTAAAATGTCATCTGTGCTCATCGGTTTTGCGATGAATTGACTCAATACTGATCACCTCTTACTATCAAGAATTTTAATTAAACTGTTAATCTCATCACTTGTAAGCGAGTCAATCTTCCGTGCAAAGATAAGTCCCAAATTTGTTTGCTCGGTCGAATACCCTGCTGTGCTAATTGAGATTTCGTTTACGCTCCGGAAATAAGCTTCCTTAAGCTCTATTGCCTTTTCCGAATCCAAATCATAAGCGTTTATGATCTTACCCACTAAATCTTCGGTTGGCCGTTTCTTGCCATTTTCAACAGCAGACAAGTAGGCTGATGTAACTCCAACTTTACCAGCCATATCCTTAAGTAGGAGACCATTGTCAATACGATATCTTCTGAGAAATTTGCCGATTTCTGTCAACATCTTTTACGCCCTCCCTTCGATGATACTATTATAACACATCAATTTAACTTTGTCAAGTGATTTTTCAAAAAAGTTTTCCTGAATTGTTGATGTTGTTTTAATCAGCAGTTATCAGAAATAGAACATAGTGCTTTGGTGCTTCATAACAAAATCAGCCGACAAGGAATAATCCCTGTCGGCTGTCTTACTGTCTACTTTATCTTCTTTGTAATCTCGTCGCTGAGCTTCTTGATGAAGTTCACGCCTGCGATACCGTTCTCATAATATCCCCACTTTTTCAGCAGGGTATTAACTGCCTTTGCAGTACCTTTTCCGTATGTACCGTTCTTGTCCATGCCCACACTGTGAAGCTTGACCGCCTTTGCAAGAAGCAGCAGTTCCTTGAGTGCAAGCACACCGTTTGTTTTGTTGCCCTGCTTGTAGCCTGTCTTGTCAAGCACTTTCGCACTTATCTTGTTCTGGTTCTTTGGTCTCAGGAAGCCTGCAATGTGGTCATAAGTATGCTTGACCTTAGTGCAGGCTTTTCCGCTCCAGTTTTGGTCATACGAATAAAAATAACTCGTGTTGCCCTCACCCGTGCAGATTGCTATGTGACCCCAGCCGCCATTCAACGTGCCTGACCATATCGCTACATCACCCTTTTTCGGCACGAAACTTGGCGTGTTCTTTACCTTTGTGAAATTTGCTTTCAGCCAAGTATTTTTGTCAAACAAATCCCAAAAGTGATGTGCGTCATACCAGAAATTCTTGATACCTGAGCCGAAGACCTCGTTGAAATATGCCGTTGCAAGGTCTACACACTGTTTGCCTGCTGCGCCGTCATAGTTAACCGCTACGCCATTGTGCTTCTTGATAAACTCATCATATGTCATTTTCTATTCCTCACTTTCGTTTGTATCCACTTTGCTTTCAACTGTGATTTTCAGTTTGTGTACGATTTTCACCAAGAATGACGGCAATGGTATACCTATCACCGCAAGATTTTCCAAGATAGAAATACACTCGTTGATGATAAACCATATCGTCACGATCAGGCCAAAGTAAAAGCTGACGTTTACCTCAATGCCTATCTGTGAAAGTCCTGAGATAAAGAGCCAATCAAGCACGCCTGACACCGCCACCACAAATATGTAGCCGACCTTTTTGAAAAGCCCTTTAAGACCGACACGGCTTGAAAGTTCGCCCCTGTTCCATGCTTTCCACATTCCTGTGATATAATCAATGATCATCACAAGCACCAGGATGACTATAGGTATCGCCATAACACGGAAATACGCTGACAGCCCTGCGGCTATCGCTGATATGATGATTTTTGCTGTGTTTTCTTTCATTACTGTTCCTCACTTTCGTATGTTTGTCCCGTGATTGTTGTATACTCCTCCGCCGTGATCCACTTGCCGACAAGAGTAACATTAGTTTATTATAGTCTGCTTTAGTTATCTTGCCATTTGCAAAAGACAATTGTGTGACACACCACTATGACTATAATTAAAAAATAGCCATCTATATTTACTGTCAATTACCACTCCCTGCATTGAACCGCTATAAGGTTCACCATTCTCGGTATAATAATGTCTCTCTTGTTCCGTATGAGTGTAACCGCCCAATACGTCAACTTCTGCAATATTAAACCTTGCACCACCAATGGTTAGCTTACCATTCCAATAGTCAGCACCACCGACACCGATTTGATTTGTTAACGTTCCACTATCTATCTCCGTAAACGTACCATCAAAATTTCCGTTTTCACCTCTATGTAGTAAATACTGTTTAATGGTTGTGGCGTTATTGGCAAATACAATGGCAACATTATACTGTCCTAAATTATCGTCTCCCCACACAGCTTGTACTTTATAGCCAATATCTACATTGTACTTAATACCTACATTCGCAAGAGATACTGTGCCACTTAATGACTTTGCATTCGGTACAACAGCAAACCAATTTCCTTCTGTGTCAAACGAATTTGCACCATTTCCGAAAATCAAGCAATCTGTTTCCTGGCAATAGTCTACTGTGTTCCAATGCCCAAAATCACAATAGATAGTTGCTTGTTTTACGAAACTACCATTTATTAGTTTATACCTTCTAAGTTCATCATATGGATTCTCTGATGTTCCTTGGTTTGCCTTGTAAAGCCAAAATTCATCATCGACAATGCAAAAATCATTAGCGTTCCATATATCAAAAAACGCATTAACAACATTTCCTGTGCTTTTAATTGATTCAGAAATTTCACTAACCACTGTATTTGTACTGTCTATCAAATCGTCATATCTTTTGCACACAATGTCAGCGGATGCATCAGGATATGAAATGATATGGTTTACAATTACAATAGATTTAGCGTTTGTTGGTATTGTTACATTTCTGTATTCATTTATCTTTCTTGTACCCTCTGTCAAAGGTAAATATGATATGAATGTGGTTGGATTCAAATCTTGTGAATCTTGTGGTAAAACAGAAAAGAAGTAAACATTTGCGATGTTTGAAGCATCTGTAAGTGCTTTTATTATAGATATTGCGTAAATGTTTTTAGCACCAAAACAATATGACCGCCAATTAGTTTCGCTATTGTGATATACACCACTTGTGTCTATATATCCGCCTAATGTAAGAATTGCATCAGCAAAACCTTTTGTGCTAAACAGTGTATCAGTTTTATCACCTAAATTTGCGAGCTGTTCGTTCAAGTCTGCAGGCACAACCGTTGCTTTTATCTCATGCCATTTTTCGTAGTTAATCAGCTCCATATTGGAGTTACCGCTAATAAGCATAAAGTGGTAGGCTGAAGTAGTATGTGCCGCATAAGAAACTCTAACGAAATTAGCACCATCAGGGATTTTGCATATTGCAACCGACAAATCGACATCACTATTGCAAGAGTATGTTTTTAAGTGTCCGCTAACATCAGCGACAGAATAAAAAGATAACCTGTAACAGCAACGAATAGGTGTGCCATTATTGCTGGTGAAATAAGCCCCCATATGACTATTTTTAATATCTGAAATATCAATAAAAGATTCAGTCGCACAACAAGACGCTAAATCACCTGTGTTGCCATCAGAAAGAAGCCTTTTACCATCGACAAGCAAAGATTCGTCAAGCAGATTCGTCCCACGATGCATGAATAAATTAGGTTGATTTGTCTCAAAATCAACGAAATCTTCCTTTAGTTCACTAACTTCTGTATTAGTATTATTAATTTCTGTTTTAGTTGCAAATGTGCTATTGGCTAATTCTTTAGTATAATAATTAGAGGTTAAATTATTATATTCAGTATCTAACTTTGTAGCAGTATTAGATATTTCTATATATTTAGCATCAATATCTGTTTTAGCCTCATCAATGGCTGTTCTGTCCTCTGCGACCTGTGCGGCATGGTCTGCCACTGTAGCCTTGTCAGCCGTGACTTGTTCTGCCAACGTCTGCACTGCCTGTCTGTCTGCCACAGTGCTGTCAGCGCAGTTCTTTGCGGTTTTAGCATAACCAGCCGTTATAGTCTTATCAGCCTCAGTCTGCTGTGCTGATGCAGATGCCTGGGCTGCGGATATCTTAGCGGCGTTCTGTGCTGTGACCGCCTCAGCACGGGCGTTTTCTGCACCCTGCATGGCAGTGTCTGCCTGTGTTGCGGACGTTTCAGCAGATGCCTGTGCTGTTTCAGCACGTTCCGCCGCCTGTTCTGCCGTGTCGGCTGACAATCCTGCGGCTGTGGCAGATTTTTTTGCGTTCTCTGCCGCTGTAGTCGCCGTTTCTGCAGCGGTGACGGCTGTCTGCATATCTGCGTGCGCCTGTCTGCCTATGGCGTCTATGCGGTCTAGTGCGTCCACCGCCACATCAGGTGACGGGATAGCCGTATCACCGATAGCCGCACCTATTCTCAGGCGGAATATGCGTGACTTCTTCACCAGCACATATTCATCGCCTGACATTTTTTTCGCCGCTATCTGACACGATATTGTCTGCGCTGAACGCAAGATATCTGCGGTTGGCGTCCATGTGCCGCCTGTGATATCGACCTCATAGACAGTACCGTCGCCGTAGTCTATGGATAGCACATAGCGGTCTGCGCCGTCTATCTCCATGCCCTCGACCGACACGGGTCTGGCATTTGTTTCACCTACATATCCTAGCAGGGCTGTTGATGTCATTGCGTTATAATTTTTGTCTAGTTTGATTACCATTTCTGCGCCCCCCTATACGATTGCTATGTAGTCAATGCTATACGTTCCTGCAGGTACGTTGACAGTGGTTGCGCCATTGCTAGGACCCATGCAGATCACTGCGAAATATGCACCTTTGTATACCTGCACATGGGTGCAGTAGTTCTGAAATGGGCTAGGCGTGCCGATATCCCTCAGTGACACGCATATCTGCTTTGGTGTAAAATCCAAATTCAGCGGTATCTGCACACTTGAAGTTGCCTTTTCCAGTGTGTATTCAATCGTACCGCTTTTGATTTTATTCTGGTTTAGGTCATTTACTGCCTGTTCTGTTGCCGTTAGTGCGTCAACCAACGCCTGACGAACGTCACGACCGTAAAATGCGTTTCGGACAGTTTCGATAAAAGATGTAAGGTCTATGTTTGCCATAAATTTGCCCCCTAGTTAGTTTGCTGAAAATTCTTTGCATAAACTGTGCCTGTGTTGCCTTCAAGGTATATCTGTCGCTTTTCATTCTCATCATATACGCTGACGGAGTGATTGTTTGTGTCAAGAAAGAAGCTTGCCTTGCCGCCTGCATATGTGCGGATATCGCCTGAGTTACTGTCAATATTCACCTTTAGCTCGTCATTCCAATATAGGAAAATTCCTCCTGCCTGACAAGCAACGTGTCCGCCTATGGTACTGTTTTTTAGCACCCATTGAAGCGGTGAAAGTTCCAGCGTCCATTCTTTGTAGGATAGCTTTATAACACTATTATCCTTGCTGTTTGTTTCTATGTTGATGTTTCCACCAAGCATAGTCAACGCCTTTGCGATAATGTGTCCGTTCTCAGATACCGAAAAGGTACCTGAGCCGTTATTGATTTTAAGCCCTGTCAGCACCTTTGCCGTAATAAAATCTGTAATCAGATTTCCGTCTATCGTCCATGCTTTTGTGTACGGACCCTCTTTGGCAGAGCCACCGTCTGATGACTTCCAAAATCCCATGCCATTTAGATTGAACTGAATACATGATTTACACGTGTCGATATTGTCAGTATCCATTATAAGAACACGTCTTGGCTTTGTTGGTGGGTCAAGAATAACATTGCCACCCTCTGCACCTGTGATAAGTTTAGTCGCATTCTCTATTTTGCTGTCTATCACCTGACGATTTCTGAATTCAGAGTTATCTATAGCAGATTGCAGGCTTTGTGTTTTCGCTGTCATAAAGCCCGAAAGGGTTTCAAATCGGTCACCGAAGGTCAACTGTGAAGCCTGCGGATTGTCAAGGTCTATGGATATACCCACAATGCGCAAATCCTCGTCTATGCCCATAAGACTATTTTTTACTCTGTACCAACAGCCGAGTTCAAACTGCTCAATGTGTTTGTCTATTCTCGAGAGGTCAAGTGCTGTTATCTGATACTGCACTTTCGCACGATTGACAGATTTAAGATACTCCTTGCCCTTGCTAAGAAGATTGCTCGCAAGGGTCACATCGTCCCATATCTGCGTGCCGCTTATAACGCCGTACTTTGCGACCAAAGAACTGTCTTCTATGTAGTCCTTGCCGCCGTTTACAGTGCCGATAGTCAACCGCTTTTCGCTGTCGGTCAACTTTGCGCCAAGAGGATAAAGACGTGTTATGACCGCCGTTTCGTCTACTTCTCGTGATATGGTTTTAAGATTTACCGCAAGTTCTATGGTGGTATCAGTGCCGTGTCCTATTTTCTCCAGATAGTCGAGATAGACCTTGCCGCCTTTATCTCTGAGCTGTATCTCACCACCGAACTTCCCTATAAGCTTGTCTGCAATGACGTCCATTGTCTTGTCCCAATTTGCAGTATATGTGTAGTTGTTGCTTGCCGTAACAGTTACCTGTCCCAGCTCTATACGCTTATCTGCACCCACCTGTGCATTGTGTTTGGAGAGGAACGAAGAAAGCACCGTTGATATACCTACCATTTTGTATTCAATATACGGCTGAACGCTGTCATATAGCCAGCCTAAACGTCCCTCGCAGGTGACTTTGCGGCATATCAGACCTCTCTCGTCCATGCTATCAGGGCATTTCAAGACCCTGCCTATAAAAATATCCTTGTCAGTGCTTTCATCATAGACCTTGACAGCCGTTGTCAGCGGTTTCAAGAGGTCATACCCTACATTGTTCGGATATATGGTAAAACTGAAACTATCCACAGCGTTGATAGACTTTGCAACCTTGCCGCCTGATATGCGGTCTGTGCCGTCGCTGTGTATGATAGTGTTTTCAGCTCCGTTTGTTATCGTTACTATGAACATCAGAGTGCCTCCTCATAAAGCTTGAGTGTCAGTGTGCCGAAGCCATAAACCGCAAGAGTGTTCAAACCTGGCTGTAATATCAGTTCGTCAAGGTCAAATTCTTTCTCCGTGTTGCGGTATACACTTGCACTTATCTCTTGGTCGTTGAGTGCAAAATAGGTGAAGCCCACACTCTTTGCATCGTCCTCTGAGCGCTTGTAAGAAAGGCGTGGGCGTATGGGTCTATCAGCATATGAATAGACTTTCAGGGTTGCAGGAGGGGCGTATCGTGTCTGTTTGACCGCTGTCAGCGATATATCCGCCAAGTTCAGATAATCGGTTTCAAAGTTGAAGTTGTCGAAACCAATATCTGAGTAATCATCAGAACGCAGAAAAGGATACGTTTTGAAGTTCACTGTCAGATCAGCGGTGCGCCGTGAAGTGAACTCAAATGCAGATGTATCAAACACAGCCGTTGCCCCCACAAAGTGATAGTCTGTCAAAAAGCTTATCCTCAACTCGTCCTTTGCACCGCTGAGCCAGCGGACAACATCACACTTGCGGCGGTAAAGTTCGTTTTCATCTTTTGCAGAAAGGCTGAATTTTATCGTGATATCACGCTGCTTGTACGTCCTTTCTCCTGCCATTTTTGAAAAGTCATAAAAGCCGTTCATAAAAGGCAGGGTGGCTTCTATCCTGTTTTCCTCCGGCTGAGATATTTGAACGCCGTCCTTTTGGATAACCAAATAGAAATCGGTGGACTTCTTGCCGCCAAACTCTATGTATTCATTAGACACTTGCAAGCCTCCTTTCACTGCTTGTGACCCTCTCACCTAGTTTTCCGTCCACCTTTGACGTGAGCTTGTCACCGTCAAGATAAATGTTTCCTTGCTGTGCAAGCTGTGGGAAGTAGGTTTCTAGGAGGGCGATGATCTTGTTCATTGTATCATTACCGCCGCTATTCACGCTCTTTTCAGGAAGTGCCGAAAAGCTTGGCGGTATGACATCCGTATCCATAAGCGGCTGCAGTGACCTGTTGAACTGCATTGTGATAGTGTCCTCGTTGTCTGCTATGCCCTTTGCAAACAAGTCCATCATATCAGGTGCAAAAGTGTGGAAGTTTGAAAGAGGCCCCTTGTCAGGTTCAGAAAAGCCAAGAAAGTCCTTAACGCTTGAAGCTACGTCACATACAGTGTCTTTAAGGCTCTGCCACTTCTCTTTTATGCCGTCTATAAACGCCTGTATCATATCTGAACCCCATTCTTTGAAGTCGTTCCACTTGCGTGAAAACCAGTCTGTAAGGTCGATAAGCATATCAGACAAAGCGTCTGAAACAGGTGCGAAGTAGTCCACCATACCTTGTGCAATGCCCTTGATGAGCTCGACCGCTATAAGTATGCCGTCGGCAAGGATGTCAGGGAGATTTTTCAGGAGTTCCATTGTAAGCGTGCCGATGATTTCAAGTGCCGATTGAGCAAGCTTTGCCGCCGTATCACTGTCGGAAAGCGACATTGCAAGTGCATCTATTATCTGCACTGCGCCGTCTATAATAAGGTCTATGTTATCCACAAGTGCTTCTGCAATAGCAGTCACTATCTGAATCGTTCCGTCAATTATTGCAGGCATACAATCTATAACAGCCTGTATAACCGTGGGTATCTGTTCAACAATAGCATTGATAAGGTCTGGTAAAATCGTCGGCAAAGCCTGTGCTATAGTGGTTATGATCGTTGCCAACGACTGTACAAGAGGACCTGTGTTCTGTATAAGAGCTGTTGCGATAGTTGTAATGGCTGTTATGGCCGCCTGCGTTATCGTACCGATATTATCGGAAATACCTTTTACAAGTGCCTGAAATATCTGTGTGCCTGCTTCTATGATCTGTGGGAGCAGGTCGCTCACAAGCTGTGGAAGCTCGGCTGCTATGTCAGGAGCCAATTCACTTATGAGCGTTGTGACCCCTGAAAGAGCCTGCTTTATGACAGGCATAATGTTCTTTGCAAAGGTCTTTACTGTGCTTACCATTTCTTTGATAAGATTTTTCAGGTCAGCGTTTTTGTCGCCCATTCCTGCCATAAGGTTTGCCCATGCTGCTTTCACAGAACCAAGAGAACCGGAAACTGTTGTTGCCGCTTCTTTGGAAGTTGTACCGGTGATGTCAAGGTCGGTCTGTACCTTGTGGATAGCCTCTATCATTTTGTCAAATGACACGCTGTTGACGGTTTTTTCATCGACCTTTATCGAATCCCCAAGCACGCCTGAATCGTTGATTAGCCTTGCCATTTCTGCAGCAGTACCGCCATAGCCCAGTTTTAAGTTATCGAGCATGGTATAGTTCTGCTTTGCAAAACCCTGATATGCGTTTTGAATAGATGATATGTCAGTACCCATTTTGTTGGCGTTGTCCGACATATCCACCATCGCTTCATTGGCTATCTCAGCAGCCTGTGCAGTATCACCGCCCAAGCCTTGCAGAAGTGAAGCAGAAAAGCTTGTAACGTTCTGCATATAGTCATTAGCGGAGATTCCTGCGGTCTTGTATGCCTCACTGGCGTACTTTACGATAGTATCAGCATTGTCCTTGAATAGCGTTTCAACACCGCCTATGTTCTGCTCATAGTCCGCATATGCGCTCGCAGAGCTTTTGACTATAGCACCTATTCCTGCACTTGCTGCCGATATAGTTGCTATACCAGCTTTTGCGGCAAGTGCAAAGCCCTTTTTGATAGTGCTCCCAAAGCCTGAAACGACCTTGCTGCCAAGAGAGCTTCCAAACTTGTGACCATCGGGCATACTATCCCCGAACGCTCTTCTCAGCTCTGATGCAAGCCCTTGCATAGACGGAACTATCTGCACATATGCCTTGCCTAGCTGTGTGCCGTTTTCTTCTGCCATGTTAGTCCTCCTTTCCTAAGATTTTTCTTCTTGCTTTCTCATAATCCTCGCCGCTTCGGAACGCTGTTATCTCACTGTCGCTGTCATTCTTACCTATGAGCTTTTCAGCCATTGGCTGCGGTCTGTTCACACCTTTTTGGCCGTCCTTTGTCTGCGACCAACATATCCATTGTAGGCGGTCAAATATCAGCGCAAGCAGTATTTCAGAAAACGAGCCGCCAACACCATTGAGTTTACGCTTGACCCGTGATGAGCTGTCAAGGCCGCAAAGAAAAGTCGCCACCTTTCGTGCAGGCAGCGACTTAAAATCGTATATGTGATAATACTGCGCCATATCACAGTCAAGTTCATCAGGATAGCGCTCCATGACAGCGGCAAGGACTAGGAGTTTTTTGTCTTAGGTGTCTGGAAAATCTCCACGATAAGCTTTGTTATCTCTTTAGCCGATACATAGCCGCACTTTTCTCTTATCTTCTCGAAAGCTTTTTCTTTCTTGCTTCCCAGAGCGGCGTCAACTACCTTGACATATGCAATGGGGTCGCCCTGTTCACACTTGCCGACAGCTTCGATAAATTCATAGTCGTCAAGGGTCTTCTCCTCTATTTCAAACTCAAAACCGCTCTCTGTCTTACCTGTCAGCATAGGTTATTCCCCCTTTTTCATGTACTCATAGTGCGTATTGCCGTTTTCATCAGGTGTGGCCGTGATAGTCAGCTCATAGCCGATAGCCTCGTTGTCCTTGTAGGTGATGTCAGATATCTCCGTCACCTTGCCGAACGGAACGACCACTCTTTTCAGCACGTTATTTTTCAGTATCATATCGAAAACAAACGCCTGATCTTCATGCTCTGCGCTGTTGACCTTGATAGTCAGACCAGTGTCAAGGTCGCCCGAAACATTGCTGTCATTGTAGACAGTTTTCAGCACATCTGTATTGGTACACTCTATCAGCTTTACCTTGAAAGTGTCCGTTTTTTCTGTCTGCGGTGTGTCAACAATATCTCCGCCCCAGGCTTTGATGTTTTCAGTAGAAATGCCAGAACTGTTTGTTACTCCGTCTTCTGAACAGTAGCCCAAACTTTTGAACGCTGCGTCAAGTGCTGTTGTTGCATCCGTTGGCAGTGTAGATCCTGTGACCGCTGTGAAAACCGCTCCGCCTACCTTTGGCTTGCCTGTTGATACGTTATCTTTGTTGTTTGCCATAGTATTATCACTCCTCGTCGTAGTAGGTTACATCGAATACCGCCTGATAGCGATATCGTTTTGTTTCCGTGTCTGTATAGTTGTAGTCTGACGTGCACGCACAGCGGCATACATCGCCCTGTGACACGCTTTCAGACATAGCCTTTTTAACTTTTGCGTTAAGTTCTGCCGCCCCGTATAGGCTCGCTGAGTAGCTCTGAACGGCTATGGTGGCAGATGTGATAAAATCATTCTCTGCCGAGCCTAGCTTGTCGATAAGCACATACTCTTTTGGTGGGTTTTTAGGTTCTTCAAGATAAGCCGAAACGTTAAGCTTTGCTCCCAGCCAGTCAAGAATTATCTTCTCTATCACTTGCCAAGCACCGCCTTTAAAAGTGTGTTATCTCTAAGATTAGCACGCTGAGCCTTCTTGGTTTTAGCCTTGACGATAGCGACCTTACGGCGCATTTTCGGGTACCTTGTCCATGTGATAGTATACGCTTTATGCCCCGTGCCGAGCCTCTGAACGGCTCTGTCGGCATAGCCTTTGACCATGCTTTCAACAGGCTCAGAGCAAAGAAAAGCCGCAATGCCGTTGTGGTCAAGCTCTATCTTAACTTTACTCATAGCGCTCCACCTTTACTTTCTTGTTCCACTTTAAGGGGATATTATCGTCAATGCCCTGCGTAGGGATACCCACAGTTTTGAACGTCATTCCCCAGAACTCGACTTCTGTATTCTCCCATATGTGCGTGTCGCCTTTCGGGATAGCAAGCACATAAGCTATGCGTTTGCCTGATAGGTTGATCTCGTTCACAACGTCCTCTGCGGACGGCTCGCCCACAAGCACGTTTTCGACAACTTCCTGCGAAGTTTCGTATATAGGTCTTTTGAAGCCGTCAATGCCTGTCTGCGTTTTTACAGACAGCTTGACAGGTATGCCTTTGATATTTAATCTCATACATCATATACCTCCATAGCTCCGTATCTCTGCCGCATAACGCCCAGTTCTTTCAGTTCATTTCTGAGAAAATACAGTTGCTGTCCTGCGTTGAGATAGGTCATTGATACTGAATAGCCCATAGCCGACTGTGAAGCCTGCGAAGTCGCAGGAGAGCTGTCCGCAATAGAGTCAACAGCTCTCAGTGTGGCACGAACTATGATATCTTTTGCCACAAGTTCAACGTCAGGTTCATCAGCTATCATAATGTCAAGATCTTTGCCATACTTCTTGCAGGCAGTTGAAAGCTTTGCGCAGGCGACAGGCAGCAGAGCCGCCGCCTTTTCCTGCTCCTCAGTCGTGAGCTTTCGACCGAGCCTTATAACGTCCTCGATAGTTGCGTACTCTGCCGCCATTTATGCCGCCCCCTTATTCAGCAGCTGACTGAATGACAGCAAATGCGGACTTGTCCATGATACCCCAGCCAATATATGCTTTGGCTCTGATGTATACCTGACCGCAGCCCTTGAGATCCTGTCCACTATTGTCAGGGTCGCCGTATTCAATGATCTCAAGCGGAATTTCCTTTGAGTAGCCCCACTTGAACGTTGAAAAGTCGCCCACGATAGCAAGGTCTTTGCTGGAATTGAATGAAACTGTATTGTTTGTTACAGTCTGAATGCCGTTCATCTGTGACGGCGCATTGCCCCACGCAAGTTCAGGATATATCTTTCTGCCGCTTGTGTCCACCATTTTTGCAAGGTCAGCTCTGAATGACGGTGCCATTGTAAGACCTGAGATGTCATACTCATTGTCCTGCACTGCGGCGATAGCCTCCTCAATAAGAGCGTCGGGTGTCTTTGGTGTCTTGCTGTCCTGTTTTATCACAGTTACGCCGTTGTCAAAGTGATTTGTACCGATAAGTGCAGAAGCTGTCTTGGCTCTCGGATTAACTCCGTGAAAAGCCATAATGTCAAGACCTCTTGCAGTCTTTTTCGCAAAGCCGTCGGAGAAATTTCTCAGAGTTTCTATCTGCTCTTCCTCAGCTGCATAGAGAAATTCGTCTGAAATTCGTGCGCCGTATTCGATCTTTACAGGTACGATTATAACAGGGTCAAGCGAAACACTACCCCTTGTCATTTTGCCGTTTTCAGCAACAAGATCAACTTCATCATCCATTGTGAAGATGAACTCTTTCTGCCCATTGAACGGGATAGGTGCCTGGTCGCAAAGAGCAGCCAATGAGGACTTACCCTTAACCTTGTCAAAAAGTTCTGTTACAAGAACAGGGTCAAACTTATTTTCCTTTGAGAGAATATCTGGCATAAATATTACTTCCTTTCTTTACTTTATAAGACCTGCAAGCAGCGACTTATATGCCGCATTCTTGCCGTCTGCGTGATTGTGTTCTGTGTGACCAAGAGGGGCTGTCTGCTTCTTGCCGATAAACTTTGCAAATGTTTCAGCGTCCTTCTTGATAGCTTCTTCTGTGTCCCCTGAAAGCTTGTTCGCAAGCTCATAAGGAATACCGTTTTCGTGGGCAATTCTCATTTTTACCGAGCTGGTCTCGTATGCCTTGTTCTTAGCCGTGAGGTCTGCGATAGTAGTGTCCTTTTCTGCAAGCTTGCCTGTAAGGTCGGTTATCTTGCCGTTAAGGTCGGCTGTCTTTGTCTTGAAGTCGTCAGGGGAAATGTAACCCTCAAACTGTTTCTTGACTGTGTCCGTGTTGCGGTCGAGCCTTGCCTTTATCGCATTGTCGAAGGCTTCCTGTGTTGTTATAGCTTCAAATTCTGCCATAGTGTTTCCTTTCCCCGCTTTACCCTGCGGTGTAGGTGATATATAATAAACTGTTACCAGCTTATTTTCTGTACTTTCTTCTTGTCTGATGAATTTGCACACGCCCAGTGAGCAAGCACCACCGCCTCAAGCAGTGATATGTCAGCACCCTCAAGAATTGAGGTATAGCCAAAACCACCGCCTGAGCTTATCGCTCTGTGTTCACAGTTGGCAATGACCTGTTCAAGGGACGGCTGATCTGCGTGACAAATATTCTGTGCGAATACCCCTCGTTCAAAACCTGCTGACGAAGTGATCACATCAGCGACTTTCGGCAGGATAGGCTTGCGCTTGATACCTGCGTTTTTCATATCCGATGCAAGCAAAGACTGTCCGTTTGCTCCGTCAATGACGGTTTCACGCATATGTGGATTGCGCAGATATGCGATTATCCAGCCGTTTCCCTCTCTTACAGGGCGGCAGTCGATAGCCTCGACAAATATCTTGCCGTCTGCTGTTTTCGCAGCGACAGCCAAAGATACATTATCCGTGACTTTTGCATACTTGATGCCGAAAAACAGCTCTCTGCTGATATCGGGCTTACCGTTGATACAAAGTGCCTGCCATTCTCCCTTGCTGATAGCCGACTTCTGATTATAGGTCAGCCACAAACCTAAACGCTGGATGTTATCGTCAACCTGATCGTCTTTCGGGTCGCCAAGCTCTGAGCGTATCTTACGCTCTGTGAGGATAGTGCCTAAAGACGGATTAGTGGCGTACCAAAGCTCAGGATCATGCGCGTTCGTGAGCTTCGGCACAGACCATTCAGCCCAGCCGTCATCACCGCCTTTGCCCGATATCGTCTTTTGTCTGTACTTCGTAAAAACCGTACCAGCGGACACCATTGTTGGCGGCGTTCCGCACATCAAGGTCTGAGGGTTGCGACTGTCTGTGACGGTATATTTTAGGGCTGTTTCTTGGTCTGTGGTGTATTCCTGTGCTTCGTCTATGATAAGCAGGTCATAGCCCTCGCCAAGTCCGCCTTTGCTGGAACGTGTACGGAAATTGATAAGTCCGTCGCCTTTGAGCCATTGTATACGCTCCAAGCCCATCTGCTTTGTGGTCTTGAAGTCCTCTTTTTCAAGAAAACCCATTTTTGTGATAAGGTCGATGATCTTCTCCCACGCCGAATGTGACGTTGTTGTCCTGTGGGCGGTGTAAAGAACACGCTCGCCGTTTTGCAGACCATAGATCGCACGCATTATAAGCAGTTCCGACTTGCCATTACGTCTTGGTATCGACCAGCCGAATTTCATATGCTTCCACAAGCCTTCCTCGTCCACAGCCATAATGTCGTACATCATAAGCTCCTGCCATTCCTGTGCGGTGCGCCCTGATTTGTTATACATTGCGATAGCCTCATTGCCTTTAGTCTGTTCATACGGCAACACTACCGATATGGTGGGGGTCTGCCTGCCGACTCTCTTATCCTCAATAGTGGATTACCTCCTTTAGGTACGAAAAAAGCACCCTTTAAGGTGCTTGATTCCGATGTTTGAACAACTATTATCCTCTAATGACCTTGTTCTCAAATTTCTTGTATGCATCAAGATACCATTCTTTCTTATCACCGTTATATGTCAACTCGTAATACATACCGTCAAAGAGAGTACTTGAAAGCAAGTATTTCCAGTTCTGCAATGCCTTGCATTTCCATACTGTATAAACTTCAAAATCAGGCTTTATATCTGATTTATCAAGATGTTCTCCAATGTAATCTTTCACAATTTCTATTGCTTTTTCGTCCATAATATCCGTCCTTTCTGATTTTGGGTATAAAAATACCGCCTCGCCGTAGCGGAGCGGTCAAGCATTATTGTTTTTAAAATCTTCTTTAGAAATTTTTAATTCACAAGCACACCTGTCTTTGGCTATTTCTAACGGTATGCCCTCTGGATATGTCAAACAATAATTTTTTTCTTCGTCATTTTCATGCCCGACAATAATAACATCATCGCCGCTTTGACGAAGTGCTTCCATTTCAGCATCATAAGAAATGCAATTTTTACATTGTTTCATTTTGTCAATGCCTCCTTTAACATTTGCTCAATATAATCAGGAAATTCTTCTCCGTGGTAATGTGCACAAAAACATTCTGCAAAAAACTCGTGACTGTCCGTGCTTGCATACTGCGAAATGCTATAAATATCGCCTGTCTGCTTTGCCTTGCGAAAAGCATCATCAACCATGCTTTTTATTTTCACACTTCTTGGATCACCATAATTTTTACAATACAGACCTCTGTTAATTTGTCCGAAATATTGATCTGCAATAATGTGCCCATATTCATGTGCTACTGTTGCTTTTACCGCATTTGTGCCACTGAATGTACTTGACATACTCCACCGGCTATATTTTATACCTTCTTCTATTTGAGCAAGGTCTTTCTTTAATTTTCTGACCTGTGCAGCACTATATTTGCCACTGCTTATTGCTGCTTGATATTCAGGAATAAGCTTGGCAAATTGCTCATTCCTTGTTTTCCAATCGGTAACCATTGCTGGTGGTTCGTTAAGATATTTAGTGCTTATATCCAAGCCTCCACCATTTGCTCGAGCGTTTGCTTTTTTTAGTGTTGACGAACAATTTATATCTTGTAACTTATCAACGGGGTATTTTGCAGTTAAGTCAGTTAATGTTTCATTCACCGTATTAAGTGAATTGAGATTTTTGACATTTTTCACATTAACTTTGTCGGCAAATTTTAGTGTATATTCCTTGGCATTTTCAATGGTATCAGCAGGAATGAATTTAGCCATACTGCTATTTTCCTTCATTATACCACTTCCACCCCGTTTGTCAAGCCTCACAGGCTGTCTTGAACCGGCTGTCTTCATCTGCTCAAGCTCTTCATCTGAGATGTTCCACTTGGTCTTGCTCCACACGTTTTGTGCCTTTCTACCGTTGAGGTATGTAACAGTACAGCCGCAGTTATCATGCCTGCGGTAAACGTCTTTTGGAACATCTTCGGGATAGTGATATTTACCTGCAAGCTTTGAACACCACTTACAGCAGCCGCCGTGATCGTTGCGAATGATGTAGCAGTCCAGCCCTGCATCAGAACGAAACTTCACGTTTTTTTGCACATAATCGTTGTAAAAACTCTCGGTGATGTTCTGCGCCGGAGCTGTCATTCGCCGTATCATCACTTCTTCTGCAATATCCGGTGCAGAAGCCGCATTGACTACCGCCTGCACACGCTCGGTAGGGAAGGCAGCCTGCTGAGGTGTGATGTTTATGCCTGCTTGGTTGTCAAGGGCTTTCTGACATTCTGTTGCCGCAGAATTGATGATATCGTAGTTATCTTTCAACACGCCCGTGAGTATGGTATCGGCAATGTTGTAGTACATCTTGCCGTCAGGCAAAGCCGCTACGTTGACGTGTGTACCGATAGTCTGAGAGACCCTAAATCCGAGCTGTTTCGATAGCAGGGCGACTTCTTCCATTTTCGCAGTGCCACCCTCTATTTTCTTCAAAACCGATTGAATGTACTTATCAGCCTTGCACGTCTTTTGAAACTCAGCTCGTATTTTTCCAAGCAGTTCTGCACCGATATCAGCCATTGTTTTCGCCCTCTATGCCTGTGAGCTGACGAATACCCTTTGCACCTAGATAGTCAGGTACAGCCTGATTGATTTTCAGAATAGCGTCGCCCACACCTGAGAGTGCAGCGGAATCAGGCTCAAAAATAGGAAGCCACTGCGGTTTGATGTCACTGAAAGCATAGCGCATATAGGCCATGTTATCACGAACGCAAGCGGCAAGATAAGCCACGTTAAGGAAACCACTTCCAAACGTTCTCTGTGCCTTGCGTGCGGTAAGCCTGAGATTTTCGTGTGCTGCACGGATAGCTTCACAGCTGGCAGGATTGGACGTCGCAAAGCCCAAGTCGTCAAGAGTCAGCCCTGTTTCTCCGGCGAACAGCGAAGCTATAGACTTAAGTTGCTCAGAGTATGGTGACATGGACTGCTGCTGAAACTGTCCGACAGTAGGATTGCCGCCGTCATCATCTTTGGTGATAGTCAGCAGTGAGGACATTGTTGCACCCCATTTGTCCATTTTCTCGGCATCATCCGAAAGACCAAGTATATATTTTTGTGGGAAACTGTAAAACTCGGCTGATACTTCCGACCGCCTGAGCGTTCTCATAGCCTCCTGCACAAGCTCCATGCACGCCCTTGATATCCTGCTGTGACCGAAAGGACGAACGGCGTCAGGGCGGTATATGATAGGTACAAGCAGAGGGTAAGGTGCAGGATTGTCATAGATCTCAACATCATAGCCTCTGCGATATATCTCTGTCTGTTCGGCTGTGAAGTAGGCTTCAATGGTGGGGTTGAAATTGTTGTCCCGGTCAAGCACTGCATAGCCCTCACGAAGCATATTTGTGATAGGGTCGATAATGCCAGTAGCGTTACTGCCATCAATGACCTGTAAGCGTGGATAGCCTGTTTCATCAGCCGAGATATACACAAAACAACAAGAGGACACCAACGCTGAGAGAATGGCTGAATCAAAGAACACGTCACGATTATTGTTGTCAAATATCTCGTTGACGTAGAAAGTGTTGTCCTCAAAGCTGTCAAATACTATTCTGTCCGCAAGGGTATCAACAGCTTTTGCACACCAGCCTAGCACAGGACGCATCCAGTTATAGCTTGGTGGTATCATTTTGCCCATGTCAGTAAGGCCGTTCTTCATGTGATAGTAGTCATAGCGCACATTGACCCTCGAAGCCTTTGAAGAAAGCTTCTTTTTCAAATATGCCATGCCTTTGTATTCGCTCATCTTGTATATCCTTTCCAGTTATTTCAATCCTGCGAGAAATATAAGCAGTGCGGCGGTGAAGGTCATTTTTGACCTCAAAAGGGGGCATACCCCCCATATCGTCAATAATTTGTTAAAAATTCTTCCAATCGTAGCATTGTGGTAAAATTCGGTTGGAAATCAGGTCGAGAGACTGGTCAAACACCTGTTTTTCCACCAATTTGTCAGATTTCTGACGATTACAACACCAATGTGCCAACTGCAAGTTTGAAATGTCCGAAGGATGACCGCCTTTGGCAATGGGTATGATATGATCTATGCAAGCTGACAGTGGGTGCGGATATTTCAATGAAAAATCAACAGGTTTTCCACAGATACCGCAAACTGTTTGGGTAGCGTAGATTTTCTTCTTGTTGATACGGAACTGCTGTTGGTGTGAACCGCTTCGGTCTGGTCTTGGTATTGGCATTGTATACCTCCGTGCAACGCAAAAGCGACCGCAAAATGCAGCCGCTATGTTATTTCTTTCCAAGCTTTATGAGCTTGTCGTTTGCTGTTGTCTTACCTCGCAATACGAGTCCATCTTTACCGATCGTGCCGTGATGAGTCTTCGTTCTTTGATAAATATCATTTTTATCTGCTGATTGCATTCTGCCGCCATGAACTTTTTGAACAGTGGTTGCTCTTGAGTATTCAAACGAGATAGAACCGTCACCCTGCTTTTTAAAAACAGGTTTTGAATATCCATTCTTTTTAGCAACATTTTCGAAACGTTTCATAACTGTTCGTTGTTCTGACGTTGTACCACTAGCAACACCTATTCCGCTCGAACTTCCTCTACCACCCATTTATCCTGGCTCCTTTCCATTTATCCTGAAACGCTTTTATGTGTACAATATTCCCCTTGCATTCGTCTGGAACATTGCCGTAAAACAATATAGTTTCCGGTCTAAGTTTTTCGCACATAACCTCATAACCTGATATGAATGCGGCTTTTGCAGCATTGTCATTCTGTGTTCCTATAGATGATACTGCCACCGTGCCACCCTTAGGTTCTCCGTCAAAACACCATTTGAATGACTTTTCGTCGCTCCAACATATAGTTGGAATAACTTCAATTCCGTTATCTTCCCAAAACGCACCGAGCCAATGCTTGCGGTAATGATTGTATATCTGCATTGCTGTCGGAAAATCAGCATATAGTGAAAAATCAGGAGTAAGGACACATCTGAAACCTTTGAGAATATCAAGATAGGCGGTCGGATTGTTCCAAAGCCTGAGAAATTGATAATCATCAAGAAAGAAATGTACTCCCTTATTCTGCCTGTTCTTTGTCGTCTTTGCATAATTAAAGCCAATAAGTTCAGGAAAATCTGTAATCTTTGAGCCTGTCAGCTGAGGTATATCATATTTACCTGCACCAGCATAAAAGCCGTGCTGTAAATTTTCATAGCGTTGTTTATTATTCAATTCAGCACCGCCTTTTTTTGTTTTCCAACGCAAAAAGCACCCCATAGGAGTGCCTCTTGTGAAAATATTTTAAGGAGTTTTGTAAATGGTGGAGCAGATCTTAGCGGTGGCTCGCTCTCGACCTGCATACGGAGCTTTCGCCCCGTCGGACTTTTTTATGGAGGTCCGCAAATGTTTGCTTGCCTTATTGGCTATTGTAATGATATCATACTATGTACGTTCCTGCAAGTGGTATTGAGTGGTCTTGTGTGGTATATTTAATTTCTCACAGCCATTGTGAAACATTCTCAGCACCGTCTTGTAATCTCTGAAAATATAGTTGTGAGCTATCTTCTTCACCGATATGCCGTTGATGAAATACAGCTTGATTATCCTTGCAGTATCTATGGTTTCAGCTTCCTCATTGCAGAACATTTCGTCTATCTCAGACTGTATCTCCTGCGTGAGCCTTGCACGTTCTTCACTCAGCTCCTTTTGTTTCTCACCCTTGCAGGCATAACTCAGCATTGAGCTTTCAGCCGTGTTACCGGGCGTTCCTGCCGAACTGTCATTCTTGTCATAGCATACGGCTTTCCCATTCAGTATCCTTGCCCTGTTTTCTTCAAGATTGGCTATGAGCTTTGGTATCAGCTGATAGCGTGATATCTTTTCTTGTATTGTCAACCTTTATCCCTCCTCGATCATTCTTCCGCAAACAGGACAGAACTCAAAACGGACTTCCTTGCCGTCTGCACCAAGCTTTTCGCTCCACTCTGTCACTCCATTGCAGTATTCACAGCCTGCATATTCAGGTATGTTTACGCCGTTATGTTTCGCAAGTCCCTCGTCGCAGAGTATCAGCTCAAGTGCCTGCAATGCGTATTTGAGCTTTTCTTCCCCGTCCTGCGTTTTGTTTATCTTCCAGACTGTTGTCTGCCCTCTGCGGATATTCTCCTGCATTATGCAGGCTTGTCTGAAAAACCTGCCGTTTCGCTCTTTGCTGTGAAGATATTCCCGCTTGTATTCCGCCTGCTTGTCCTCACATATCTCTTTTGACCACCCCTCATGCCTGTTCTTGTAGCCAAGTCTTGATAACTGTGAGAAATACTTATATTCCTCAGCAGGATACTCGTCATAGATGAGCCTGCCGTCTATTGCCATATCTTCATATCGTGCGAACTCTTCTTGTGACATTCTTTTGAAATCTATCTTTATAGTTGGTACCCCCTTTGTGAAGGGTTGTGAAGGGTTTGCACCCTTTTTAAAGAATTCTTTCTTTATATATATTCTTTTTTATTTTCTAATACGAAAGGTTAGAAAACCCCTTCAACCCTACACAACCCTACACACTTACAATTACTTACACATTATCAAGTGACAGTCCATTGAAGTATATACCGCCCCTTGTTCTTACTTTCTCAAAGCGTTTTGCAAGCTCCATACCGAACTTTGTTGAACTCATACGATATTCATTGTTCTGCTCAGCCCAGTTAAGATACGCCGCAAAAAGCTGACTTGACTTAACGCTCAGACCCTTGCCCACAGTACACTTATCCTCAACAAATGCAGAGATAACGTCCATTTCACGGCGGTACTCCCTCACTTCTTCAAGGACGGCACGAGGCATTTTAAGCCCCTCTTTCTGCCACAGCAGACAGCCCTCGACCGCCCAGCGGAATATGCCCGTAAGCTCCGCCGACAGCTTGTATTTCAGCCTGCGGTCTATCTTTTCTTCGGGGATCTGCACAGTGAAGGGTATCATATGTATCCTTCGCCATATGCCCGTATCTGTTCCTCTGATGACAGGCTTATGGTTTGTCGCCATCCAAAGCTTGAACTCAGGTTTGAACTCGAACTCGTCACCGTAAAGCTTTCTTGCGGTAACAGTATCGTCGCCTGTAAGCTGTTTGAGCAGACCCTCGTTGATACGAACGCCCTCGTTAGGCTCAACGCTTGTCACGAGCCTTGCGCCTTTGAGCCTTGCAATATCGCTGTTTATGGCGGTGCTTTGATTTGAACGCACCATAATAGTTTCAGGCTGGATATTTGCCGCATAGTCCCCGAAAATATCCCTTATGATATCAATGAAAGTTGACTTGCCGTTTCGTCCTGTTCCGTATAGAAAGAACGCACATTGCTCGGTGGTCGAGCCTGTCAGGGAATATCCCACAGCTTTTTGAACGTATCTGATAAGGTCTTTATCCCCTCTGAAAATGTCGTCAAGAAATGCAAGCCAGCGAGGACAATCGGCATTCTCTGAATACTCAACGGCTGTCATTTTCGTCAGATATGTCATAGGGTCGTGAGGAGATATGCCGCCGCTTCGCAGGTCGATAACTCCCCCCGGGGTATTGAGAACAGTTTTAAATCTGTCCATCTGAGCAGGCAGAACAGGAACGTGGTGCATGACCTCGCTTAGCATTGCGTTCTTTGATTTGTTAGAACGGCAGGACTTCATATGCTTTTCAAAAGCCTTTGCCATATCCGTTCCCTCGTCTGCGTCAAGCTGAGCGTACACTTTTGCCTCTGCCGCCATGCAAGCCACAGCCTTATCAGCAAGACGTTTAACTGTGCCTGTCATATCGGTACACCACTTTCTGCCGTCATACCAAAGCCAGCGTTTGTCTGTATAACAGTATCTCACCTGCTCGCCAAAAAGGTCAACAAAGCGTTCTGCGTTGCCTGTATCGTCAAATGAATAAAGCCTTGGCTTGGTTTCTTCCTGCTCCACAGCACCCACAGAAATCGGTTCAGAGGGTGACTTGAAGTTAAGAGAAAATCCCCCTGCGAACTTTGGCGAATAGGTCTTGTCACAATCTGCAATGGCTTTCTGGATCGTGAGTGCGCCATAGGTCGAACCGCTTTGCGCTCTATCCCACTTTTCACGCATAAGACCTGAGGAGCGGAATATCATATCCATCTTCTCTGCGTCACAGCCTGTCCAGAAGGCAAGCATTGAGCAAAACGCCATATCAGCCTCAGACTGAGAGGTATATCCTGCGGTTCTTCCACTGTAGAGGGAAACAAACTTTCCGCCGTTCTTTGCACCTGCCGCAGCTTTGATTATCTGGTCTGCGGTGTCAAGTCTGACAGCAGGAACAGCCTTTGCCACAGGCTCGTGACCGCCTCCTATGTACTTTTCGTGCAATGGCTTTATGCTGTCGGAGCACTCAGCAATGCCCTCATATTCTGAGCAGGAGTTGCCTGTCATAACGAAAAATCTGCCGTTCTCATACATCTCAACTGAGCCTTTGCGTCTGCCACGCTTCGGGAGCGTTCCTCTGCATATGATATGTATGCCCTTGCCCGATTGAGATATCTCAGTATAGCTTTGCAGGGTGGAGATAAATTCGGATATGATGTTGCCGTTCTCTCCCCTTTGGTATGCCTCAAGCTCCTCCTCTTTGCCGTCAATGTCAACACCGAAATATGGACAGCCACCGAACATAAATCCTATGCCCGAATGTTTTTCCGAGGCTCTCACAGCCGTATCGAAATCGCACCAAGTAGAGGGGTTATTTGACATAGCCCCTCCGCCTGTAAGTGCGTTTATCGGCACTTTCTTTATCTTCCCTCTCTTTTCATCAGGCACAGCGTCCCAGCATATCCAGTTTGGCAGGGCTTTAATCTCCTGCGGTATTTGTTCGTACATATATCCAACTCCTAACATAAATTTTGAAAAGTCAAAGCCTTTCACTTATCCCCGAAAAACACCACTTTTGTTGCATAAAAAATACAACAATTGCAGAAATGTTGCCAAATTAAAATATAAATCATTTGTTTGCACAAAATATCATCTGCGTTTTTATGCAAAAGCACTATGACTTTTCGCTTTTCTCAGAAATCAGAACGGCACGCCGTCATCTGTAAGCACGTCCTCGAAATCTTCAAGCGAGCCTATGGCGCTGTCAGCCTGCGTATTTGTCTTAGGCGTTGCAAAGCCCGTCTGCTTAGTTGCAAAGCTGTCCGCCTTCGGTGCAGAGGACTTAAACTTATGCTTGCATTCAGGATACTTTGTAGGGTTGACAAAATTAATGCGTTCCTGCTCTTTGCCGTTCCATTCCTCGTGCGTGAGATCTACCCTTATGCACTTGTTCAGCAGGTCGGTGCAGTATGCTTTAAGGCTCTCATATTCCTTGCCGTCAGGAAGCTTAGCCGCCTTACCCATCGCCATAAGCTGAGCAAAGTTGTAGCCCTCCACCTGCATATCGTTCTCGTTAGGCTCATGCTTTTTCCATATGGTGTGAAACAGGCAGGAGTTGCCGTATTTCTGCCCCTGCACGTCATTTCTGATGACGAGAGTGAAGTTAAGACCCACCGAGCCTTTCTTTGTTGTGCGTTCCTCGATAGCAGTTATGATGCACTCGTAAACGCCCTCAGGCTTTAATCCGTTCTGAAATGCCTCTGATTGATTTGACTTAAATCCCATTTTTTATTCCTCCGTTAGTAAATTTACTGCGTCCTCTGCTGATCGGCATATGCCTGCCAATGCTCCGCACTCACGCATTTTTGTTATGAACTTCTTCTGCTCAGGACGAACTCGCCCCGACTTTGTTTTGACTTCGATAAAGACAGCTCTGCCGTCTTTATGTCTTACACCGAACAGGTCTGAAAAACCTTTCGGCACACCTGTAGTGAAATATCTGCCGTCAACTGTTCTGCCCTCGCCCACGTTCACACGAAAGACAGTGCAGTAGGGCGACACCGCACAGCGTATCTCGTTTTGTATCCTGTGTTCTTCCGTCAACCTATAAGCCCCCTTTGCCTTGCCTGATAATACGCCCAGCCTGATTTGTAGCCGTGACTTTTCGCATACTGCAAAAGTTCGGGATAGGTATGACAATCGGCAGGACTTGAAAAGTCAAGCTTAAATCCCTCCACCTTTACAAGACCCACGCTGCTGTCTGTTTCAAGCTTTCTCTCGGCTGAGGGAAACTCATATCCGCAATGAGGACAGCATACTTTCACCCCCGCAGGGGGAGCAGAGAAAGTATAGAAACATTCGGGGCATTGTTTCACCTTGTCGCTCTGCTCCTGCTTTTTATGCTGAGCTTTAGGCTTTTTCTCCAAGCTCCACTGCCTGTCATCGTCAGGCATACCAAACCTTGCATAGTTGCCAACGTGGTCGATTATGACGGCTCTTTTATTTGGACGATACCGCATACATCTCATAGCCTGCTGAATGTAAAGAGTAAGGCTCTTGGTGGGTCGCAGGAGTATGGCACACTCGCAGTCAGGAACGTCAAAGCCCTCTGAGATAAGGTCAACGTTGCACAGCACAGTTATATCTCCCCTGCGGAAAGCTGAGATAATGCTGTCACGCTCTGCCTTTGGGGTCGAGCCGTCGATGTGTGCCGCCTTTATGCCGTTTTCATTAAACACCTCTGCCGTTCGCTGAGAATGTCTTACTGACGCACAGTAGCAGACCGCTTTTTTGCCCAAAGCAAGCTGTTTGTAATACTTTATGACGTCGCCAAAAACAGTATTTTTCACCATAGCTTTTTCTATCTCAGCCGCCATATATTCCCCGTGAGAAACGTGAAGTCCTGTAAGGTCGGCAACGTCAGGAGCATAGTAGTCATAAGGTGCAAGACAGTTGTTATCAATAAGCCATTTTGCGGACACGCCAACGATAAGCTTGTCGTTCACGTCACCAAGCCCGTCACCATTAAGGCGAACAGGAGTCGCTGTAACGCCCACTCTCGGCACGTCTGAAAAGTATTCGTATATGCGTTTGTAGGACTGAGCAAGGCTGTGATGATTTTCGTCAGTTATGATAAGTGCAGGTCTGGCAAGCTTTTTAAGCCGTCTTGTAATAGTCTGCACCATACCAACTTCGCAGAGCCTCATATCAACGCCCCAGCGGATAAACGTCTTTTTTATCTGCTCCACAAGCTCACGTCTGTGGACGAGAAAAAGCACTCTCTTGCCGTTAAAGGTAGTTCGCCTAGCCATTTCAGCCACAATGCAGGACTTTCCTCCGCCGCAGGGCAGGACTATGCAGGGTGCTTTATACCCTGCACGCCAAGCCTGCCTTACCTGCTCCACCAGCTCATTCTGATACGCTCTCAGCTTCATTGGACTTCGCCGCCTTTACCCTTTTCAGAACGCATTTCATGCAAAGCTGTTTGCCGTAATTCTTCATCGAGCCGTCTATTATCTGCTGAACTGTACGCCTGCCGTCTGACATTATCGTCTTTCCGCACTCTGAGCAGATATGTTCGTCTGCAAGATGATAGTATGTCCTCAGCGCTTCATCAACAAGTTTCAGATCGTTGCTTATGTACATACTGTCAAACAGCCCGATAGGACTTTTGCAGGTGTCAGTGCCGTCCGTCTGAGTGGCGAAAAGATACTTGCCGTCAACCACAACAGTTTTAAGCACAGTTGTGAACATACCCTCGACAGTTATCTTCTCATCAAGCAGCTTGCCGATAGTTTTAGCTTTCTGCCTGCCGTCCTCGCCTGTATCAAGGTGATTGAGAAAATACACGATAACATCTTCGGGAAGCATTTCAACGCTTCTCACAAGCTCCCAGAAATTCTTTGCAATGTCGGTGAACTTCTGATAGCCCGTTTCCTTTGCACGGCGCATAAACTCGTTCACCATAAGATACTGACTATCGTCAACGGCTATGGACTTTGCCGTCTGAGCTTTCATAAAGCGTTCTATCTCACCGTAATTGTCGGTATGTATCGTTGACTTAAACTGTGTGCGGAACGGAAGCTGTTTTCCGTTCACGTTCACAAGTGCAAGCTCGTCCTCTTTGAAATTTCTCAGGGAAGCAGATTTGCCGCTTCCCGAAAAGCCTAATACAAGTATCGCAAGTCCCATTCTCTTTTCCTCCTTATCTTATGGTCAGTCCCGGTCTGCGGACAACTGCCGCATATGGTATCTCTCTGCCTGCCTCGATAGCCGCCTTGACAGCCGTCTTGCTTATGTCAGGATCTTTGTATTTCAGCAGGCTGTCATCATTGACCTTTGCCCACTCCACAAAGGCTTTCGGGTCTGTTATCTCGGTGCTTTCCCTGCCCTTTGTTATGCTTATCTTAGCCATAACGCCCTCTATTTTGTTAAGGTTGACCCTCTGCATACTGTTCATAAGATAAGCTTTAAGGCTCTCTGCCTGCTTGACCTTCTGCTCACGTCTTGCTTTGAGGGCTTTCTCCTCTGCTTCAAGCATTTTCGCCTCGCTGTTCAGCACCTTAACATAAGCCGCAACGTTCTCTGCCTTGTCTGTAAACTCAGCCTCAACGCATTCAAGGGTATCAAACCACACCTTTTCAGCCTCAGCCTTTTCCTCTGCCGTAAGCTCGGCATTTTCCGTCATATCCTCAAGGCTGTCAAAAAGCCTCTGAAAATCGTTTGTAAGCTCATAAAGTTTCATTTTTATACCTCCAGTGTTGAATTGATTATATCCGCAAGCTGTCTTGCTTTCTGTGTGAAAAGTCCGTAATTGTCGCTGTCATTATGCTCGTTCACAAAGTCCACGAGCCTTGTTACGCTGTCAACAGCGGTGGAAAGATAAGCCTTGAATATGGCTTTATCGTCCTGCACGGGGGCGGTATCCGCCTTCCCCGAAAGCTTTTTCTCATACTCCGCCTTAGTTCTGTCAAGCTCTGCACGAAGCTGTGAAAGCTTGTCCTGCTTATCCTTTTCAGCCTGCTCAGCTTTCTGCAAAAGCTCTCTGCGGTCTTTCAGGCTGTCTTCTTCAAGCTTTGAATATTTTTCCGACCAGTCAAGATCAACACGCCGCATAGCGTCTTTAAGGTTTGCCACCTCTTTGCTGTCCGTTTCCACAGCCACCTCGATAGGACGGCTCTCAAGCTCCTTTATCTCGGCTTCAAGCTCAGCAATTCTATCCTTGAATTTTTGTGACTTCGTTTCGTGTTCTTCCTCACGGTATCTCATTTCTTCGTGAAGTGCGTCATTTTGCTTTTTCACGCTGTCGATTTTCGCTTTAAGCTCCTTGACAGTTGTATTCTCTATATCTGTGGTTTCGGTAATGGTTTCTCTTTGCTCATCAGACAGGGTTGAAAGAAGTGTCAGCTTTTTTATTCCAATTTGTCCACTCGAGTGGACAAAATCTTCTGGAAGATTTTCAGCAACAGATATGTAATTATACACATTCGTTCTTTTAAACCCTGTTTCCTGCTCGCAATACTCTCCAAAATCTGAGTACCCAAGCTCCTTGTAAAGCCTGCTGTCTCTCATTTCCTTAAAGCCCATACACATATCGTAAAGGCTCTGCTGTGCAAGCTGAGCTGAGGTCTTTATCCTGCGGTCAAGCTCAGCCGCCTTGATATATTCTGCCGATAGTTCGTTCATGCTGTTTTACGCTCCTTTCGTTTCTCAGCGAACACCCTATCAAGATACCGCTGATACTTCTGTTCAAAGTCCTTTATCTCCTGCGGTTTGTCCTCGCCGCCGTTTTGTACCACGTTGTTCCTATACCCTCTGCACTGCACGATACCGCCGTATTGGCTCACCTCAACAGTATAGTAAGGCTTGTCAGGCTCAGAAACTTTTCTCAGAAACATTATGCTGAGTTTCCCCATAGCATGGCGTTCTGCATATCCGCCCACACAATGGGAAAGTATCCTACCCTCGTCCTCTATCTCTTTCAAACTGTGTGGCTGTCTGACAAGTAAGCCGTCTGCCGAAAATTCAAGGCAGACACGCTCTGCAAGCCTTTTCGTGAAGTTCTGCAAAACAAGCTCGTCATGCTCATAGTTGATGATCTGAGTGAGCCTGTTGTGCATTGTCCAGAAATCGTGTGGCAATGCTATCATTGTATCGTGAATGTTATACTCCAGCGTTTCGCACTGCTCCAGATAATCGCTGTAATCAAGAGGTGTCATTTTCTGCTCGTGTATGTATCGTGCCACCCTTTGCGGTGTAAGCCCTGTTATCCTCACAAGGCGTTCAAGAGTGCCGTGTTCGCCCTTAAATACCTCTGCGATATTCAGGATATCCTCAGGTCTGAGCTTTGGATATTCCTCACGATAGTCAAGATACTGCTCCCACAGATGTTCACTGCCTTTTAGTGCCTTGAACTCCGTCTTGTTTAGTCCGAGCATTTTCAGCAGGTCATTACTTTTCCAGTTCACACGCTGAGAGAGCAGGAACTTTTCCTGATATCCCCACCAACCTGTGTATCTTACGCTTGTTACGTCATAGCCTTGTTTCATAAGATACTCAAGATTAGGGTGCTTGCAATATGCGTGAAGATAACATATAAGCATATTGCCGTGATAATGCTGATACTGGCTGTAACGCATATCCGACTTGTCTATGGCTTTGATGTTCAGCACCGAATAGGAATTATCATAGTTATATCCCATACAGCACTTGCAAAAGACAGGCTCACGGAAGTCATTACGCACAGACCAGTTAATGCCGTTATCACTGCCGTATCTCACAGATCCGTCACGGGCGAACACATACCGCTGTCTTTCCACAAGGTCACCCGTTGAGTATCGGTGAAAGCAACGTGCAAAAAGCTCAGCGCCCCTTGTGAGGAACACCACATAATTCTTAGCACCTCTGCCTTTCATCTTATCCATAAGCTCTTTATCCACCGCAGGAAAGCAGTAGATAAGAGCCTCTTTTCTTGTCTTTTTCATACTGCTACCTCAGAAGTCAAGCAAGCCGTCAAGGGATAGGCTGACAGGCGGTTTTGCTGTTTCTTCGCTGTCCGAGCCGTCGCCCAGGTCGATAGTCATATTGAAATGAACGTCCGCACCTTTGAAGTAAAAGCTTACAGCTCTGCGGTAGACCTCGATATCCGAAATACTTTCCCTTACACCCTTAACAGCGTTTTCCGCACACTCAGCGAAAGTCCTGTCCGTCTGCAGGACCGCCTGAGCGAACTCCTCGTTCTGCTCACAGAAA